GACATTGTTAGTACCTCCGTTCAGATAATGTAAATCAGGAATACTATTAATCTCTCGATTTCTAGCTTCCATGAAAGTATAGAGGCAACCTAGTTTACAAAACATTCCGACCGCCTCCTCGTTGTATGGTATGCGCCACTCAACTTTTTTTTCACTTTCATTATATGTGGGGTTATATTCGCTGGGAATAGATTTGATTACATTATCTTTTGCAATCTTACCTGACCTCTTAAAAACATAACTGCTACCACGCCAATAGTTCGCGCCACCATAGCTATAAGTGCCGACAGAACTTCCGCAAGTCTTACAATATTTAGTCATATTATATTCCTTTCTTATTAATATAAAAATATAAATTATTAGGATAAGAAGTCAAGAATTAAAAAAGGGCGAGAACAAATAAACTCGCCCTTTTCTCGCGGTCATGAGATTTGCGAAGATCAAGAAAGGTTGACCGCAAACTTTTAAATATTACTCGTAGTCCTCCATAGGTCTTTTTGTTATTTCCATTGTAGCGGTATCAGTATGTATAACATAATGACCATTATCACTATTATCGCCGTCATTTTTATCTACCCCCATATAAATACTCTGACTTAAAACATCATCATCATAAATGACTTCTTTTACTCCTGATGTTGGACTGTCGTCGTCATTATAAACAAGTGTTTTAATTTTACGCTCAGATTTTTCCCTACCTAAATAAGATAAAAATTGAGCTAACATTATTCTCGCTTCCAATCTATTTATGGGGGTACTCCAACGAGCTTTACTCTCAGCCTCAGCTTTACTTTTAAATGCCTTAAACCACGCTAAAGCATTTTCAGGAAACTCAGTACCGCCCCAATGATGAAATAGTGCTGGAGATTCTTCGCCATCACTATCTCTAAATGATATACTTACTCTATCACCCATATTTTAATCCTTTCTTTTAGTTAATATTAATATAATCATTATCTCATAAAATTGCAAGTAGTTAGTAAAAATAATTTGACAATAATATAAAGTCCTATAAATTTGAGATAGTTATATCAGGAGTAAAAAATGAACAACAAAGACAGAGTGAAGAAAATTAAAAATCTTTTAGGTTTGAGGGGCACAGATAGTGAAGATGAATATTATCGTGTTGCAGATGTCCTCTGTGACCTAAGACATTTTTGCGACGCTAAAAAAATTAATTTTCATGACGAATTAGATATGTCAGAAACATTTTATGAACAAGAAAAGGAGTATGAAGATGAGTAAATTTAAAGATTGGATAATGGACGAGCAAGAGAAAGAAGAGCAACTTAATGAAATTGAACGTGAAATATCTGAGATGACAATTAATGATTTTTCAAACATGGTAGATTATTATGATTTGGGTGTTAATGAGATAGACGACGTTTTTTGGAAACTGCGAGATAAACTTTATGAAATAAGGAGGGAGAAAAAAAATGAGCAAATTTAAAGATTGGATAATGGACGAGCAAGAGAGAGATCAAGAGATAGAAACCAAAGAAGAATTCATAAGAGAAGTTAGAGCAATATTAAACGCCAATGAAAAAATTTATGATGTTGGTTTAGCTCAAATTGTCGATATGGTGCATGAATTAGCAGAATCATATAGATATTAAGAAAGGAGTAAAAGTGAAAGTGAACAATAGAATAGAGGACATAGTTAAGGATATTGAGAAGCTACGAGATAAACACGCCCCAGACAATACCCCAGACAGAAAGAAGTATAATGAGCTGATTGATAAGTTAGAGGGGTTGTATAGAATGATGATAGCACAAGGCTTCATAAACTAATGAAAGGCAAGTATTCTTACGACAATGTACAACCTGACTATATAATCAAAAAAAATAGCGGTGAGAAACTAATGAAGCGTAGGTGTTATCATTGCAACAAAGAATCATACATGAGTAAGTTTCAAAGGTGGTGTTCTGCCCAATGTAAGTACAACGCTACCAAAGACTATGATAGCTTTACTCAGGACGATTATAAGGTTAGTAAATAATGTTTTTTTTAATTTTTTGGGAGATTATTCTTTTAGTCTTGGCTATTGCGCTTCTTCTGCTTCTTCGATAACTTTAACTTCCATGCCAATAGACTCGCCGTTAATGACGTTGTGATCTCTAATCTCTTTTAACTTGGCTTCCAACTCAGGTCTAGTCATGTTATCGAGTGAGGCGGTCACAACTTCTTTGCGGTCAATATAAAAACCAGCTAACTGACCACGACGATACTCTGCCTGAACTGCTGGACCCAACTGACCATTAGCGACGGCTTGTTCTCTCAATCTTGATAGCTCACGCTGGTGGCTGACAAAAGTAATCTTACTAGCCTCTGCATACTCTCGTTGTAAGTCCTCAATAGCTTTGACGACATTGGGAAAGTATTTAGGGTTTCTTAAATTACACGCTTGAGATACCGCTGAACGTTCAGAATATCCAGCTTGTCTTGCACATTCTGTGGCGGTCAAACGACCATTCTCTTTTACAAATATCTCAACAAATCTCTTTTGTTTAGGTGACAGTTCACCATTTTTTATTCTAGGCATTTTTTTACTTTAATACACTTTTACTCAGGTTACGTGGTTACCTCTGTTTTGTCGAATTTACAAAAACATAAATCACTTTCAGTTTAAAATATCTATAGGAAAACTCATTTCCCATTTCCCAGACCTTATAGATATGGGATTGGGAAAACTCATTATTGACAATAAGTCCTAAATAGTTATATTTAAATAGGGCTAATGACGATTCCTCCTTTCTATAATACACGACCCCTTCTTCAAGGTCATTTTCATTGAGCATTAGCCCCAAAAAATGTTGTAGTGATAATTGTAAAAAAGATGCGGTTGTAATAGTTAGAGATTTTTTGTTTTATTGTGCAGAGTGTTATATCATGATAAAAAACATTAAATGAAAAAAAAGCCACAAAGCGAGAGTATCTACCCCATGGTCCTTGTTTCGTGGCACGACGCTAAAGACGGAGAGTCAGGTTGGCATGGTATAGACGACATCAAGAAAGAAAAGTTGGCGCTATGTCATTCAATGGGGTGGATGATATACAAGGACAGAGAAAAAACAATCATTATGGCAGATTACTCGGAGTTTGACGATCAGAAAGACGGTGGACGTCACATTATTATTCCGTCAGGCTGGGTGAAATCCATAGCATTTTTAGACATACACAGAATGGAGAGAAACTAATGGCGGATAAAAACGATTATACAAGTATGTCGTGGTTTAAAAGAGCCATAGACAAAAGCACTCCAACAACAGAGGCAAATGAAACGATTAGAACTTCATCATTTGAACAAGACGGTAAGATATATTTAGTGCCGACTATGAGAATGATTGACGGTAAGTTAATAAAGGTTGATGATCCTTTACAATATGCACTTGATAAAGGTGATTTTTTAACAGGATTTAAAAACGAACAAGAAGCAACAGAGTTTTCTAAAATGATAAGTGATGTTGTCGACATGAAAAGAAATGAAAATAAAAGGATAGAATAAAATGGATATGCAAAGACTATTAAAATCAGTACGTGACCATGAGGGTTACCGCAACAAAGTGTACCTCGACACATTGGGAAAAAGAACTGTGGGCGTCGGCCACCTCTGCGTCGAAGATTTTTGGGAAGATGATAAAGAATACGACGAAGAATTTTTAATGGAAATATTAGAAAAAGATTTAGAGAACGCCATATCAGGGGCAGAAGAGCTATTAAAAGGTTGTAATTTACCTTCTTTAGCTAATGAAATTGTAGTGGAAATGGTTTTTCAATTAGGAAAAACAGGAGTCTCTAAGTTTCATAATTTTTTAGCTGCTCTAAGAGATGATCCACCTCAATGGTTGACAGCAAGTGAAGAAATGCTCGATTCGCGTTGGGCCAAACAGACCCCGAACAGGGCAAAGAAAATGTCAGAGCTTATGGCAAGTCTTGCATAATGGAAGAAGAAGTCATACCAGAGGTCTGCCCTGTTTGTGAGTTTGACTTGGAGGACTGCGATTGTTTCACATACTAATAATCATATTCTTACTACTTATTACGATTTTATTAGGTTTTTTATGTATTATGATCTATGCGATTGGCGATCAGTTGCACGAGAGCCGAGATCCCAATAATAAAAGAGATTGATTTTTAATCTTCGCTTAGTATAAAATAGGAAGTTTACACTATATACAAGGAGATTATTATGAACATTGATGAAATGAAGAGCGTTATTGTCTACTTAACAGACAAAGTAACCAAATTAGAACAAGAGAATATTGCATTATCAAATAAAAGAACATGTGAATGTGAACAAGAAGAAGAGGCATCAGTGCCTGTAGGGAACAACATTATTAGGTTATTTCCTTACACGGAGGCGTAAGCGAATACGGCGACGATTGCGTCTCTTTTTGGACCCTATCTTACGTCGCCCCTTATGCTTTTTCTTTTTTAGAACGGAGCTCATCTTTATCCTGATCTGACTGTTGGATCCTTGCTCTCCAATAATCTCTTTCTTTCTCTGTTAAATCTTCCCAGCGTGAGTGTTTAAACCCTGTCTTATCAACTTTGTATCTTAGGTTCTTTGCCCTTTTATCATACACAGTTGTTTCAGTCATGAAGTCCACTAATATTTTTTTCGTGTTTTTTCCATAAACGACGGCCCTCTTCTAAAGTTATTTCCCAATCAATGACATCAAACTCTTTTGTAGAACCGTCAGTATAATGAACTCGGACGCGATTAACTACGTCACCTGACTCTTGATTTTTTTCTTGAAATCTTACGACGCCACTAACTATTTTTTTTGTCATCCTTTACGTGGCCCTGAGGGGGCATATTTGTAAAGTAAATGGAACGCACATCTTTTATGGCGTGTTGTAGTTCGGCTTTCTCTCGTAATACTCTGTATAGTTCTTTGATATGTTCAGCGTGATCATGTTCTTTACTTGTGATGTACGCTGGTACACTTGTTAATAAAACCTCTTTAGCTTCTAACTCTGATAGATCTCCTATCATTTTATTTAAAACTGATATGTATAATGCTCTCTTTACGTTATCTTTATTCTGTTGTTCTTGCACTGTGGTCCTCTCCATTCTGTACGATTGGTTGATTACTTTCTTGTTCGTGTTCTTTGTCAATTAAATAATGTAAATAAGAACCCATAGACATATATTTCTTTTGTGCCATGGGCTTTGCCTTATTGTACACATCAATTTTTATAGCTACAGATTTATATTTAGTAACATCTGTCATTTCTTTCTCCTAAATATTATATCTTTTGTCATATAATAATAGGTATATATGGGAATTTATATGATAGTCAAGGATATAATTTAAATTCTAAACCGATAACCCACCCGACATTACCCTCGACTTCGTAAGCAGGAGCTATGAACCAATTATCTTTTTTAATTCTAATCATAGGTGCAAGACTTATTCCACTATATCCAGTTACCACTCCATA